GCTGCGAAGCGTCAAAAAAATCTGCCCTTACGAGCGGGTCGCTCGATACACTCACGTTGTGAAACGTCAGGAACAGCATGGCTGATGAACCAACCGCACCGGCGGAAAAACCGGATAGCACGCCTGGTCAAAACGACTTGTCAACAGGCACAGGTCAAACGGGGGGAACGACGGGAAGCGCGAGCGATGCGCCTCAACTTGATTTCAAGGATAGGATTATCGCAAACAAATCTTTCGAACTCCGCGAAAAAACGAGGCAAGTGAACGAATTATCAGGTAGAGTGCAAGCGCTTGAGGCTGTTGTGAAAAGTGGGGGGCAACCCCCCGAATCAGCGACGCCGCCCGCGCCAGCGACGACAAATTTATCGCCTCAAGAAATTGATGCGAGGGTTGAAGCCGCTGCAAATGCAAAACTGGCTGAGCGAGCGTTTAACGAGGCGTGCAATAATGCGTGGAATTCGGGATTAAAAGAATATCCTGATTTTCAGCAACGGTATGTGCAAGCATTCATGATAGGCGGGGAACCGCCACCCGTGGATTTCTTGCAAACAGTCGTCAAGCTGAAAGACCCGCACAAAGTTTTGTACACGCTCTCGAAAGACCCCGCCGAAGCCAACCGGATTATGTCACTTCCACGTGATGAAAGAACGGTGGAATTGGCGCGGCTTGAATCAAAGACCGTGGCACCTCCGCCGAAAGTCTCGGGCGCCGCACCGCCCATTCGTCCGGTGGAAGCAAAAAGGCCATCAACAGGGCCAGTTGACCTGTATGACCCCAACACTCCTACCGATGACTGGATGGCCAAGCGCACCGCAGAAAAACGGGCGCGCTTTGAACAACAGGCCCGCAGGCGCGCTTAACGAATTTCAACCCATCCGACGGGCGGGATGAAAAGCAACGACGAGAGTCGTAGCGATGGAGCGTGCTAAATGTCTAATACCATTCTAACCTTGAATGTGGTCACGCGGGAAGCGGTGGAACTGTGGAAAAACACCAACGCATTCTTGCAGAATGTTGACTCACAATACGATAACCAATTTGCTCAAACCGGTGCAAAAGCGGGTACATCAATCCGCATCCGTTTGCCTAATGATTATATCGTGGCAACCGGCCCTGCACTGCAAGCGCAAGACACCACCGAGCAAAGCACAACGCTTGTTGTGGCCACTCAGAAACACGTCGACGTGTCATTCAGCGCGCTTGAGCGCACGATGTCATTGGACGACTATTCTGAGCGCGTCCTAGCACCAGCGATTAACGCGCTGGCCGGTGCGGTCGCAGTTGACCTGATGTCAGGTGCCGAGGGGGGCGTTGCGAATATCGTTTCGAACCTTTCAGGAAACAACATCATCAGCCCGAATTCAAACACATATCTTTTGGCTGGTGCTGCACTCGACATCAACTCAGCGCCAGGCGGTCGCCGGAAAATCGTCAACTCACCATTCACCGAGGCCCGCGTTGTCGGCTCGCTGACTGGCCTGTTGAATCCGCAAGAGGATATCTCGCGGCAATACCGCATGGGTATGATTGGCCAAGCGCTCGGCTTTGACTGGATGAAAGACCAGACCGCGTTGCTGCACACGATGGGGACATTTTCATCAGGTACAGTGAACGGCGCGAGCCAAACGGGTAACACGCTAATCGTGAATGCTATCACCGGCTCATTTGCGCAGGGCGATATCATCAACATCGCTGGTGTGTATGCAGTCAACCGCATCACCAAACAGTCAACGGGCGTTCTGCGCCAATTCACTGTAACGGCACCAGTGCTAACGGGCGCGACATCAATTCCGATTTTTCCGGCATTGATTCCTGGCTCATCAAGCTATGTGGCTGCGACCGGCGTGGGCGCGGTGCAATATCAAACCGTCACGGCATCGCCAGCTAACGGCGCGGCCATCACGTTTGATGCATCAACCCCGACCGCTGGTGCGACGTACCGCAAAAACATTGCGTTTGCGCCTCAAGCTGTCACCCTGGCTTTTGCCGACCTTGAAATGCCGACCAAAGGCGTCGAGGAATATGCACGCGAATCATATGACAGCGTGTCGATGCGTATGCTTACCGGTTACATGATTGGAACCGACCAGCTCATCACCCGCCTTGACGTGCTCTATGGTTACTTGTGGGTGCGGCCGGAATGGGCGGTTGTGGTTGCCGAC